GGTGATTAGGACCCCAATTGATTTCAAGAGAGAGCAATTTCCAAACCTATTTATGAAATATTGTTGCGCAGATTGGGGCTAGACACGCAAAGCCGTTGGTGTCACAATGCCAAAACGAAGCCATAAGTCCGGTTTCAAGCGAGTTATAAAATAATATTTTTATGGGAATTTAGGAACTATTGTGACAGCACAGCAGCGTAAACCTACAACTGGCGGTATTATTATCGGCTCCAGCTATGACGAGGCTCGGACGCGCAAGATTAATGCTGAAGCGGAGATCGCTGAACTCGAACTGGCGAAGATACGCGGCACGCTCTGCATGACGGACGATGTCGTTAAGGCGTGGGAGAGCGTTCTGCACGCTTGCAAGGCCAAATTCCTGTCTCTGCCCACCAAGGTCGCGCCTGTTGTGGCGAACGAGAGCGATGTGGCGAAGGTTAAGGACTTTTTGGAGGGCGCGATCCGCGAGGCGCTCATGGAATTGTCGAACTACCAGCCGGAGGTTGACCCTGTGCGGACTGGCAGTGGCGCTGTCGAGAATGACCCCGGTGGTGAAGAGGAAGCGTCAAAGCCAAAGCGGAAGGTTGGTCGCCCGAAGAAGGGTCGAACGATAATCGTATGATCGAGCAAGCCACCAGACAGAACGCACTGGAGCAAATGGCTAAGGCCATGAAGCAGATGACGCCGCCACCACGCATGAGCGTGGCGCAATGGGCGGATCACGAACGGCGGCTGGACTCGCAGAGCAGTGCGGAGCCGGGTCGATGGATTACATCCAGAGCAGAGTATCAGCGCGGCATCATGGATGCTTGCTCTGACCCACTGGTCAAAGAGGTGGTGGTTATGTGCGGTGCGCAGCTTGGCAAGTCTGAGATGCTGCTCAACACCATTGGCTACCACATGGCGCATGACCCAGCGCCGATCCTGATGATGCAACCGACTGTGGACATGGCCCAGTCGTTCTCGAAGGACCGCGTAACTGCGGGTCTTCTCCGTTCAACCCCTTGCCTTCGGGACAAGGTCAAAGACAGTAAGGCCAAAGATGCAAACAATACCACACTTCATAAAGTCTTTCCCGGTGGCGCTCTTTCTCTTGTTGGTGCTAATTCTCCTAGTTCCCTTGCTTCTCGTCCGATTCGTGTTGTTCTTTGCGATGAAGTTGATCGATACCCTCCTTCTGCTGGCGAGGAAGGTGATCCTATATCTCTTGCCAAACGAAGAGCAGCAACCTTCTGGAACAGGAAGATCATTTTAGTATCAACGCCGACCAACAAAAACGCCAGCCGCATTGAGGCTGCGTATGAGGAAAGCGACCAGCGCAAGTTCATGGTTCCCTGTCACGATTGCGGTCATTTGCAGGAATTGACTTGGTCTTATGTCAAGTGGGAACATGATAATCCGCACACTGCCTTCTATTCCTGCTGCGAGTGCGGCTCGATCTGGGGCGATGCGGAGCGCCACAAGGCTGTGTCGAAGGGTGAGTGGGTTGCCAACAAATCGTTCAACGGCGTGGCTGGCTTCCATCTCAATGCGCTTTACTCGCCGTGGTCGGTGCTGTCGGACGCGGTTGAGGAGTTTTTGGCCGCACGCAAAGACCCCATGCGCCTAAAGACCTTTGTCAACACCTTCTTTGGCGAGACTTGGGAGGATCAGGGCGAAGGCGTCGATGATTACGCAATCTCCAAGCGCAAAGAGGATTATGATGGTGTCCCTGATGACGTTGTTGTCCTCACCTGTGGCGTTGACGTTCAAGATGACCGCCTAGAGGTCGAGATTGTCGGCTGGGGCGCTGGCGAAGAGAGTTGGCAGATCGAGTATCACGTTCTGTATGGTGACCCATCCAGTCCGGCGCTCTGGGCGAAGTTGGATGATATTATTCTGGCGACATACGAGCATCCAAGCGGTGAGCCTATGCTGATCCGCGCCACTTGCATTGACTCTGGTGGTCACCACACCCGCGCCGTGTATAACTATGCCAAAACCAGAGCGGGACACAGAGTTTTTGCCATCAAGGGTGTTGGCGGAGAGGGTAAACCTATTGTCGGACGGCCTTCGCGCAACAATATCGGAAAAATACCGCTTTACCCCATTGGGGTCGATACTGCGAAGGAATTGCATTACGCCAGATTGCGAATTGATGAACCCGGCGGCGGTTATTGCCACTTTCAATCCAAGCGCGATGATGAGTATTTCCGTCAGCTAACGGCTGAAAAACAAGTGGTTCGCTATCATAAGGGTTACCCCACAAGGGCGTGGATCAAGACGCGGACTCGAAATGAGGCACTTGACGTTCGAGTTTATGCGATTGCCGCTTTCCATATTCTCAATATTAATATAGATAGCATAGTCAAGCGGTTTCATGCTACTATAAACCGCAGGACTGAAGCTCTTTCTGGAGCCGAAGATGTGAAGCCGCATCCACTGGTCTCAAGAAAGGGGCCAAAAAGAGGTGGTTTTGCTAATAACTGGCGTTGAGGGATAATGGCAAACCTTTTTGATGAAAGCAATGCACCAGAAGGTGAACCTCTAAAGATTGTCGTTGGCGACTTTCTTCAGTGGAAAAAGACTTCGCTTGCCGAAAATTATCCTCCTGCCAGCTATTCGGCAGAATATGTGGCTCGTGTAGCATCAGGTCAAAGCGGTGAGATTAAGATACCTGCCATTGAGCGCACAGGATATTATTTGTTCCAAGCGACCAGTTCAACCACCGCATCGTTCGAGACTGGTTTCTATCACTGGCAGCTTGAGGTCACGCAGACATCTAGCGGCAACCGCATAGTCGTAGAGCGCGGCGAGTTCGAGGCGATTGCCGATCTAGACAATAACGGCGCTGATCCCCGCACACATGCTGAGATTATGCTGGATAAGATCGAGAGTCTGCTAGAGGGTCGCGCTGACAAGGATGTTTCGTCTTACTCGATCCAAGGTCGCTCTATCTCTAAGATGACGATTTCTGACCTATTGCTATGGCGTGATTATTACCGCAAAGAGGTTGTAAAAGAACGCCGTGATAATGCAATTGAATTGGGTAAACCCACTAAAACCACTATGAAGGTTCGGTTCCTATGAGTCTTTGGCGCGAAGCATTTGGTTTGCCTCCGAAGGCAAAGAACACTGTCGCAAAGCGTTCCTACCACGCTGCGAACACTGGTCGGCTCTTTGCCGATTTCTTTGGGTCCAGTCGCAGCCCAGACAGTGAGTTAAAGCCTGACCTCGTAATTATGCGTAACCGCGCACGGGTGCTTGCTCGTGATGACGTTTATGTCAAGCGTTACCTGACGCTGCTCAAGACCAACGTGGTTGGCGAAAAGGGCATGACGCTACAAGTCAAGGCTCGTAACACAGACAATTCGCTGGATGTCATTGGCAACCAGATCATCGAAGACGCTTGGTCGCAGTTCTCGATGAAGGGTAATTGCACATCTGATGGTCGCCTTAGCTGGATTGATTTGCAGAAATATGTGATGGAAGCCACCGCCCGTGATGGTGAGGCTTTCGTTCAGATTGTCCGAAACCGTGCCTTCATCCACGGTATAGCCTTCCATCCCATCGAAGCCGACATGATCGACGAGCAGAAGAATGAGCGTGCCAAGAATGGCCGCGAAATTCGCATGGGTATCGAACTTGATGAATATCAGCGCCCAGTCGCCTACTGGATCAAGAAGCGTCACCCCGGCGATCTGGACTTTGCGACTTACACCGTGAACGTATCGGAGCGCATTGACGCCAAGAACATCATCCATGTCTATGACCCGCTTCGCGCTGGGCAGACACGCGGTGAGCCTTGGATGGCCCCGGCGATTACCCAATTGAAAATGCTGAACGCGCACAGAGAGGCTGAGTTGGTCGCTTCGCGCATGGCGGCGTCGAAGATGGGCTTCTTTACGTCAGACAATGGCGAAGATGCCCCTGCGGACGATTACGACAACGGTGTGCCAATCATCGATGCGGAACCCGGCACATTCCACCAACTGCCAAACGGCGTTGACTTTAAGCCGTTTGACCCGACGCACCCAGCGACAGCGTTCGTTGAGTTCCAGAAGGGTGTCCTGCGGGGTATCTCATCTGCGCTGAACGTGTCTTACGCCTCCTTGTCTAACGATCTTGAGGGAACATCCTACAGTTCGATCCGTCAGGGCGCACTTGAAGAGCGCGATGCATACAAGATGATGCAGCAGTTCTTGCTGGAGCATTTCGTTATGCCAGCTTACTCTGCGTGGTTGATGCATGTCATGGAGTTCGGCTACATTCCGATCCCAGCGACACGTTTCCCTAAGTTTTTCGCGGCATCGCATTTCCGCGCACGCGGCTGGCAGTGGGTCGATCCATTGAAGGAAGTCAACGCGGCTGTTACCGCAATGCACAACGGCATTATGTCAATGCAAGACATCTCCAGCCAATATGGCCGCGACATTGAAGAGACCTTCAGCCAGTGGCAGCGTGATAAGGAAATGGCTGATCAGTTTGGTCTTGAACTAGCCTTCTTCCCGTTTGGCGGCGATGCCAAGGCCAAAATTGCTGAGGAAGACCCTGATGCCGTATAAACCAACAGACGGGATGAAGACAGAGGCCCAGCGCGGTCTTGATTGGCGCGAGGAATATGGTCGCGGCGGTACTGAGATCGGTATTGGTCGTGCGCGTGATATTGTCGCAGGGCGGCAGCTATCTGAGGATGTTGTCAAGAGGATGTACAGCTTTTTCAGCCGTCATGAGGTTGACAAGCAAGCCGAAGGTTTCCGTCCCGGTGAGGAGGGCTACCCTTCCAACGGACGGATAGCTTGGGCGCTTTGGGGCGGGGACGCTGGGTTCTCATGGTCAAAAGATAAGGTAAACTCTATGGAAGAAAATCGCGCAGCCCCTGATGGGCTTAAAGTTGGTGATTTTGTCGAATGGAATAGTTCTGGCGGCAAAGCCCGTGGGCAAATCGAGCATATTATGCGCGAGGGTGTGCTTGGTATTCCCGATAGCGAATTTTCAATCAACGCGACTGAGGACGATCCTGCTGCATTGATCCGCATTTTCCGTGATGGTGAGGCTACCGAAACTTTGGTCGGCCACCGTTTTTCAACGCTTACAAAGATTTCAGACATCCGTTCTTCGGAAGAAGTGCAGCACCAGTTGAATGATGGTGATTTTGATGGTATTCATTCTGAAGAAGCAACTGAGGATCAGTTAATGTCGGACGAAGAGAATCGTGCAACGATTAAGATCGAGATAGAGATCGACACCGAAGAACATTCTGAAGTTGAAGATATGCCTTCTGAAGATATGCCTTCAGAAGATGTGCTTGTTGAGGACGCCTCAGAGGAGCGTAAGGCCCCTGTTGAGGTCTTGCATCGTGCCATCGACATGGAAGCGAAGGCCGTCAACGAGAAGAAGCGGACGGTTGACATCGCTGTCTCGTCTGAACTGGCGGTTGACCGCTCATTCGGAAAAGAAATTTTGGTTCATGAGATGGGCGCTATTGATTTAGCGTTCCTCGCATCGGGCCGCGCACCACTGTTGCTCGATCATGATATGGAGCGTCAGATTGGTGTTATTGAATCTGTGGAACTCTCTGGGGACCGCGTGCTTCGAGCCAAAGTCAGGTTCGGGCGCTCGGCACTTGCTCAGGAAGTATTCCAAGATGTTGTTGACGGTATTCGGTCGAACGTGTCGGTTGGGTATCGCGTCAACAAAATGGAGCGGTCCACGACGAATAAGGACGAGTACCTTGTTCGCTCTTGGTCGCCCCTTGAGGTATCTGTCGTTTCAATCCCTGCTGACCCGTCAGTTGGCGTGGGTCGTAGCGCGGCTGCTCTCGAACCCAAACCCACCGTTGAACCATCCATCAAGAAGGAAGTCAAAATGACTGACGAAGTAAACTTGGATGCGGTTCGGGCCGAAGCAAATGCTGCTGCCGCTCGTAACGCCTCCGACATCATTGCGCTCGGCGCACGCCACAATAAGCGTGACCTCGCTGACGCAGCCATCCGTTCGGGCAAGACCATTGAACAGTTCCGTGGTGAACTGCTCGAAGTAATCGGTTCGGACAAGCCGCTTGAGAACGAAACCATTGGTCTGAACAGCAAGGAAGTTCGTAGCTTCTCCATCGTTCGCGCCATCGCCGCTCTCGCAAACCCCGGTGATCGCCGTCTGCGCGAAGCTGCTGCATTTGAGTTTGAAGCCTCAGAAGCTGCTGCACAGCGTTATGGTCGCTCGGCTCAGGGTCTCATGGTTCCAGTTGACGTTCTCGGCGTCTGGAAGCAGCGTGACTTGAACACCAGCGATGACAACGAAATCGTTGCAACCAACTTGCTTGCTAACGAGTTCATCGACGTTCTGCGTAACTCGGTTTCGGTTATGGCCGCTGGCGCTCGTATGCTCCCCGGTCTGCAAGGCAACGTAGCAATCCCTAAGAAGACTGCTGCTTCGTCGGGCGGCTGGATCAGCACAGAAGGCGGTGCAGCCTCTGAATCTGAACCAACCTTCGGTACAGTGTCGTTGACGCCAAAGAATGTTGGTGCTTTCACCGACATCACCCGTCAGCTTATCCTTCAGTCAACTCCGGCTGTTGAAGCACTGGTCCGCGACGATTTGACACAGGCTCTGGCCTTGGCAATCGACAAGGGTGCGTTGGAAGGTTCGGGATCGTCCGGTCAGCCAACTGGTATCTTGAACACCTCCGGTGTCAACAAGCCAACCAGCTTTGCTGCCGCCGTTCCAACCTTTGCCGAAATGGTTGCTTTGGAAACTGCTATCGCAGAAGACAACGCTCTCATGGGCAACTTGGCCTACATCACGGACGCAGCCACTTACGGCGGTCTGAAGACGAAAGCCAAGGATGCTGGTTCGGGCATGTTCGTCCTCGAAAACGGTCAAGCAAACGGTTACAACGTAATCCGTTCGCAGCAAGCAACTGCCGGGAACGTATACTTCGGTAACTTCTCCGACTTGCTGATCGGTATGTGGGCTGGCCTCGACATCTTGGTCGATCCATACACCGCTTCGTCGAGCGGCAATGTTCGCGTTCGTGCGATCCAAACCGTTGACGTTGCTGTTCGCAACGCAGTGTCGTTCGCTTACAACAACGACGGCGCGTAAGAAATGTTGGGGACCGGGATTTGGAAGTCATCTCGGTCCCCGACTTCTCAGGAGGTTTTCATGCAATATAAATGTGTTCGTGGTGTTGTTACATCGCAAGGTCCGCTTAACGCGGGTGATATTGTTACGCTTCCTGCCAGCGAAGCATTGGTCCTTTTGGCCGATAAGAAGCTGGAGATTTACGAAGAGGTCCGTGTTGCTGCGCCGCCAAAGGTTGAGCATCGTGACCCCGTGATTTCGCGTGGATCAAAGCGCAATGGGCGTTGAGTCCGCCGCTGATATTTTAGATTTCTTCGAGGTCGATGACTTTGCGGAGGTTGCCACCTACACGCGAGTGGGTGGCAATGCTGTATCTGTAACTGGCATCTTTGACGAGCCACAGGCCAGCCGCAATGCTACCGACCTGATCGACATCACAATCCCATCGCCCCAGTTCGTTTGCCGCACGGCTGATGTTCCTTTGGCGGCTGACGGGGACGCGATTGTCATTCGCACTGTCAGTTACACTGTTCGCGTTGTTTTGACCGACGGCACTGGCGTATCGACGCTGATACTCGAAAAGGTATAATATGAGCCATGTGAGGCAACAGATTAGGGACCGTGTTGCGACACTGGTAACGGGTTTGCCTACCACTGGCGCGAACGTCTATAAGATGCGTCGCTATGCGCTTGACGATGCCAAATTGCCAGCCATCTGCGTCTACACGATGGACGAGAGCAGTTCGCTGATTACAGTCGGCACTCGCACGCTGCGCCGGGTCATCAATGTGGCGATTGATATTGTGATCAAGGGGGCCAGCACTGCGGTGTCGGATTCCATTGATACCATCTGCGTATCGGCTGAAGAAGCTATCGCTGCGGATTTCACTCTTAATGGTCTCGCCAAATCTTGCATTTTGACTAGCACTGAGATAGATATTAATGTAGAAGGCGAAAAATCAATTGCGTCCGCAAGGCTGGTCTACACCGTAGAATACATCACCAGCATAACGGATGTGGAGACAGCACGATGAAAATGGTTAAAGTCTATAACAAAACTGGCGATGAGATACTCGCCTGTGAAGTTGATCTGGACCGCTATGCTCAGATCGGCTGGACGCCCGTCAAAGAAAAGCCCAAGGCGAAGCCAGCGGCTAAAGAGGAGACTGAGTAATGGCAACGCATACTGGTTCAGAGGGAACTGTTAAGGTTGGCGCGAACGCCATTGCTGAAATCCGTTCCTATTCGCTTGAGGAAACTGCTGACACCGCCGAAGATACTTCGATGGGCGACAGCTATCGCACGTTCAAAACCACGCTAAAGGCATGGACCGGATCGGTTGATGTGTTCTGGGATGAAACCGACACAAACGGTCAGGTTGCTCTTGCGGTTGGTTCTGAGGTGACTGCGAACTTCTTTCCAGAAGGCGCTTCGGCTGGTGTCTCTGAAAAATATTATACCGGAAGCGCAATCGTTACAGGTAAGACCGTAACAGGCAGCTTCGACGGTATGGTCGAATCCACAATCACGCTTCAAGGCACTGGTGCTTTGACGCTGTCCACCCTGGCGTAAGGACTATTTAGATGGCAACGCATACTGGCTCTGAGGGAACTGTTAAGGTTGGATCAACCAACAGCATCCTCGAAATCCGTTCCTACTCGATTGAAGAAACCGCTGATACTGCGGAAGACACTTCAATGGGTGACAGCTACCGCACCTTCAAGACCACGTTGAAAGCGTGGACTGGTTCAGTTGACGTATTTTGGGATGAGACCGACAGCACTGGTCAAGGCGCTCTCGTCGTTGGCTCAGAAGTGACTGTTCGCTTCATGCCAGAGGGTTCAGCATCCGGTGACACCTACTTGACAGGTAACGCAATCGTAACTGGCAAAACTGTCACAGGCAGCTTTGACGGCATGGTCGAGTCAACAATCACTCTTCAAGGTACTGGTTCACTGAGTGCTGCTACGGTCTAACTTCAAAGGATATAGTTTATGAGTATTTCAAAGCGTATTGCAGAGCGTACATCGACCAAGACACATATCGAGGTCGCAGAATGGGGTGAGAAGGGGTCGCCGGAAAAAGTTTATTACGGCCCCCTGCTTGCTGGTGAATTGAACCGCATCCAGCGCAAGCATCCCCAGTTCCTTAATAACGCATCGTTTGAGGCGATGGTCGATCTGATCATCCTCAAGGCGGAGAACGGCCAAGGTGAAAAGTTATTCACGCTTGAGGACAAGGCCATTCTGATGCGTGAAGAGGTTGGTGTTATCTCGACTGTGGCCGCTGCGCTTATGAGCGGAACCAGCGTCGAGGAGCATGAAAAAAACTAACAGACGATCCGTTTAGGTTCAATTTACTGACCTTGGCGGATCGGCTTGGCAAAAGCATCTCAGAGATTGAAGAAATCTCAATAGACGAGTATAACGAGTGGGTCGCTTACTTTAAGCTGGACGCAGAGAGGCAGAAAAAGCGTGGCTCAGGACCAAAGAGTTGAGTTTCTATTCGCGGCTCAGGTTTCTGGGCAAGAGCAGCTTCAGAAGCTAATATCTTCTGTTGACTCGCTGCGCAAAGAGACTGAGCAACTCAAATCCGCTAACGCTGGTCTTGCCTCATCCACTGATGCTGTAATCCGCAATGGTGTGCGATACAATAGTGCGCTTGATGCGCAATCACGGGCGCTTCGTCAAAACCGCCAAGGCACTCAGCAACTTGGTATGCAGATCAATGACTTTGCGACCAGCGTATCAACTGGCGCAAGCCCCATCCAAGCATTTAACCAACAGATTGGTCAAGTTGGCTACGCCATGTCCCAAATGGGTGGTATTGCTGGTAGGATTGGTGGTTTTCTTGCCGGACCTTTCGGTGCTGCCGTTGTTATAGGAACGATGGTGCTTGCGCCATTTATAGAAAGTCTATTTAATACAGGTGAGGCTGCTAAAAAGGCTGCCGAAGAAGCAGAAAAACTTGAAAAGCGCGAAAGAAACTTAGCCCAGATCGCTAGTGATCTTGTTGTCGCCCGTGCGCGAATTGATCAAGCAATGGGTAAAAACGTAGATAGCTATTTGGTTGGTCAACAGGAGGCCATACGATTAGCAAATACCGACATCGCATCTGCAAATAAATCAATTGAAGCTGCTAGACTGCGGATTCAAGCTGCGAGGGCAAATATTGCAGCGAACAAAACAATGCAGACGATGGGAACTGCTCTTCGCGCCCCCGGTATTTCGATTTTTGGTAAACTAAGAGAGTATTTTCAAGACAATGAAGGTACAATTAAAAAAGAAAGAGAAGATTTAAACGAGATTGAAGATGCAATGCGTGCATTGGAACTCAGCCTAACTAATAGGCAGGGTGACATGCTGGAACGCGCCAATGATATAGCTGAAAAAGACGCAAAAAAGGGTTTGGCTGCTGCAAAAAGAGCGGCTGCCGAAGCCAATCGTATTGCAAAAGAAGCCGAAGCTGCGCGTAAAAAAGAAGAAAAATCAATCCAAGACTTCATGGACAAGATTGGTAAAGTGGGAATGAAGGAACTTCCCACCTACCAGCGGCAAATTGCTGAATTGGAAAAAGACTTCATGGAACTGTCCAAGGCTGGGCAGAGCGCGACCATTGAGCCGTTTAAGGCTGCTGTGGAGTCGATTGAAATGAACGCTTACAGCGATATGCTCAAGGCTGATGTCAAAGAAGCTGAGACTATGATTAAGGACATAGTTTCCAATTTTGATGAAATACCATTAAGCAAAGAGATGGGAGCAATCATTTCTAGGAACGAAGAGTTGAATGATTCGTTCAAGGCCATTGGCATGAGTGTCAGCAATGCCTTCAAGGGCATGTTGACAGGTGCTACATCGTTTAAAGACGCAATGAGTGGTATTATCAGCGCGGTGATCGACGAGTTGTTCCGCCTGTTCGTTGTCCAGCAGATTGTAGGTATGGTCAGTGGCGCAATTGGTGGTCTGACAGGCACTCCTGCGCCATCTGGAGGGGCTTTCGGCTCAAGCACTGGTAATTATCTACCGGGGATAGCTAGGGCTAGAGGCGGCTCTGTCGCAAAGAACAAACCTTACATGGTCGGTGAGCAAGGTGCAGAGTTGTTCATCCCCGGCGGCAGCGGCACGATCATCCCTAATCGCAACTTGCCCAGCGGCGGTGGTGGCAACTTCAACATCA